GTCGCAACGTAGGGGTCGTATTTAAAGGATTTTAACATATTTTAACCTAGTTTAAGGAGCATATTTAATGAGTTACCAGAAAAAAGACCAAACAGTAACAATTCGGCTCCCAGAAAAAACAAAAATGGAATACTGGCGTGGAGTTGGGTACTAAGAAGGATCCTCCCAGATCTTCTTCCTGGGTATCTCTCGGAGCCATATGTGTGTCTTCCGGGGGAACTTACCAATCTCCAACTCCACACCACCAATAGTCACGGTGTCGGCTCGTCTCCCATTCACAAATATTCTGTCATTATGTTTCAAGATTTGATACCAACCATCGTCGCTTTTCTTGTCCATTAGATCTCCCTTAATCGTTAAAGTCATCTGTTAGTTTTGTCCTGCTGATTATATCCATACACAACTCTTTCATCTCGTCTTTAGATCTATTGATAGATTCAACTATCTTAGTATGATGTTCAGTCCTTAGTTTGCTAAGCTTATCCTGGTAGTGTTGCTCCAGATCCATCTTCACCTTTTTAAATTCTAATTGAATCTCCGCTCTAGCAAGCTTAAACGAATGTTCAAACTCCCTATCCTTCATACGGCTTTTAAGTTTCATCTCTTCTAGTTCCGTTTCAAGTTCAGTTACTCTGTCCACTCTGCTCATCTTAACCCCCTTTTAAATACGATTACAAACCCATGCCGCCCCGTTGATTTAACACAAACCACTGGCGATAACATCGGGTTATACTTCTTTGCCTGCCTCATCCCCCGGACTAAGAACACCGCAAGATTCCGCTTCTTATGTACCCACGCTATTATATTCCAGGTCATATTGTTCTTATACACCTGAAGAAATCTTGAAGGTATCAGTAGATAAACCTGCTTACCAACGGTGAGCTGAGTTGGCACGCGAGGAGTCAGGTAATCAGGAACCTGTCCCCCGTACTTGCACTCTATTGAATAGTTAGGATGGATGATGTCCCCAACGCTTTCATTGTAGCTTACGCGCACCCGTCTCAACCCACCAAAGTACTCTGCTACTTCTTTTTCAAAGGCTTTCCATCTCATATCTTTCTCTTTAAATTTGCTATTTCTTTTTCATCTGCCACTCTACCCAGTCCTTCAAGGTAACTTTCATACATCGCCGCTTCTCCATATGTAATCTTAAAATTGCAGATAGCAGAAGAATCGTGACAACCACGGCACAACCCAACACAATTAAAAGGAGACTGTAAAAAATTAGGGAAAAGTTTTCTATTAGTTCTACTGTTAGAAAGCCGATGATGGAAATCATCAATACGATGAGTACACACCTTACAGCGACCATTTTGAGCTTCATAAACCCCACGTCTTACCTCCTCAGTGAACGTTTCTTTCTCCAGATGACGGCCTTTCCGTACAATATCTGATCCGGATACATCTCGTATATCTCCATGCATAGCTCCTCCTTATCCGCATCTCCAACCTTCTTCCATGTGCGGATATAATCTTCTAATGCTGTAGCGTTGGATGCGTTCTCACCTGCTATTCGATTAACCTGCTTCAAGTAAGTATCGACTCCTTCATCACTATGTAAATTCCGTACACATACCTTCCGTTGGTCAGGCGATAACGTATCCCATTCAGGATGTTTCACGTCAGTCTGAAACCGTGTCAACTTCAAGGGCTTTGACGGCTCCTTCTGGAACGCCAACTCAGCTAATGAACCCAACGCTATCTCAGCCAAGGCTTGATCTCCCTGGGTGCCGGGGCCGCGGAACGCTGCCATACAAGCAGCAGCTAAGTCTGTATCAGGCAACACTTTCTTGAAGTTCACTTTTCCCATAAATTGTATCCTCCATTTTGACAACTAAACCTTCCAACTTTGTTGTTGTGAACTTCTCCAACGGGATCAACTCAATGTCAACACCAAGATCCTCTAGCCGGGAGATAAGATCTATCCGCTTCTTCCTTTGCACCAGCCCATCCTGCGTCCAACGGTTCTTAGTCTTAGCCTTAACACAACGCTTACCTTCCTCACATTTTTGACAGATGATCCCCTTAGGTTTCCCGTCCAACGTTTTAACCCAACAGGAAATCTCATGTCTCAGATAGAACTTACGCCCGCATTTAACACAACGGTTTTTATTTTTCAAGATATTTAAATCGGCTTGACTTAACTTTATCATCATATTTCCCCTCCAGCGCTTTGATATAATTATTATCGTTGGCTATGAACCAATCTATCGTAGCCTTCCAATCTTGTTTTTCCCCTTTAGCAAAGCTGGAAGCTGACAGCTTCAGTATCGCTTCAGCATAGTTCTCTCTGAAGTGAATACTTATCCACCTGGCTCTCAGCTTATCCATCCTTGCTTGACTCAGTTTGATAACGACAGGCAGGGTGGTTTTGTTCCAACAGGTTACGACTCGTTGGTACGCTTCTACTTCTGCTTGACCTTTACCTTTATCTTTACCTTTACCTTTACCTTTATCTTTACCTTCAGCGAGTACGTTGTATGAACGCTGTACACACGGCGTATATACTTCATTGAATCTTGACTCCCATTCTGAAACCTCTTTCTTCTCTGGCTCAGGAAAATCAGACACCGCAGTCATATTGCCTTTGATCATTGACCACTCACCGATCTTCGGTAACTGCATGTAAAACACACCACGGTGCTTGTATCGAATGATCAATCCAACATCATGTAAGATTGATAACATTCCTTCTACTTTGTCAGGAAACATATCGTCAGAAAGAGGGAAGAACCAATCGCGTAATTGATACTTCCCTCCCTCCATCCTGCCAACGTTATCAACACTTGCTATGATGTTTACAAAGACCCACGCCACTGCCCAGTCACCCCACTTCTGTACGGCTTCACTGATCTGTGGTGAGGAGGCTATCCTCCAGCTTACTGGCCTCGTGTTACAGTTTCGGCTTGGCATTGAGTCTCCCTTTCCTCTAAGAATTCAGCTAACTGATTAGCTTTTTCTATTCTGATTGCTCTCTTCCCCTGCTTGTGTATATCAACTAACTCCTTAATCTTCCGCCCAGGCCCGGTTAACTCACACCCTGAGTACGTAATACTACACACATCTTTCATGGTTTCCCCCTTAGTTTTTAGAAAGGACAATCTTTATCATCAATGCTTGTGTCCGGTGTTATCATTTCCTGATTCACGTCCAAACAAAACGAATCCTTATCTGAGAATTTATTGTTTCCGTACTGCTCGTTCTCAACGATACTCCAGAACGTAGTCCTACCAACGCACGCGTTCAATACCGCGTTGAAAGCAGAGCTATCAAAGTCCATCTCCGGCAGCTCATCCAGGTTAACCCCGCACGCCTGCACCAAGCCCGCTGTTTTAAAGAACGCCTTCTCAGTCAACGGTGTATGCTGACACAACGCCTTGCCCTTGTACTCCTCAGGATCAAGTATCTTAGAGAACCACCTGATCTGTGGTGTCCCTGTTGAAGCCTTAGTCCTATCCCACCCGGTTACTTCGACTTTGTATGTCGCCGTTGGGAACACTTCATAATCACTGCCACTTACTGCTTCGCTCCAGTTCACCATTACTTTCCCCCTTCATTTGATTTCCCCACACGTGCTATCGCTGTCTTAGCCTCCAACATACAGACCGTACAGCACTCAACCTCCGTAGCACAGGCCTTCTTCTCATGCTTCTCAAACCCATGAATGTTGATGTACCTCAAGTCCATCGTCTTTGTTTCCTTACCACATAGATCACAATAAAAAGCAACTGCCATACCCTACCTCCTTAAATGTCTGTTAACAACTAACAACTCAACCAACCTGCTCGTATGAGTAGTCATAAAGTTTCTCCAAAAGCATAGGTAAATCTGCCACTTCACCATTATCCAACCCCTTGAATTGTGTCTTAGTGATATAAAGCTCAGACGGCCCAAGCCTTAGCCAACGCTTCCCGGTTTTCTCCGACACCTCCAGGTGCCCAACGATATCGTAGATGCCACACATCTCCGGTGCTATCTTAGTGGAGACCTTCGGGAATATCCGTGAAAGAATTTCACCGTTGGAATTCTTAATCGGAATAGGTGCTTCCCATGCGTTGACTACCACAGACATACCTTCAAAAACCAGATCACGAAACAACCGCATGATCTCCCGGATCTTATTGGCAGCGTCACCATACTCCCGCAGCTCGATAAATTCCTTCTCGCGTTTCTTAGTCAGGTAAATCTGAATCAACTTCTCCAACTCAGAGATGTTATCCAACACAACGTATTTAAAAGGGTGCTTCTCTGTCCTAAGGAACTTATAAAACTTCTCAATCTTAAGCGGGTTAGATGAATCTAAATTAAAAACATTATGGTTTGTACCCAACAACGGGCCAATCCCAGCTTCACAGTTTATAAAGATAGTCTCATCCGGAGGCAGTGTCGCCGCCATCGTAGTCTTACCAACGCCAGGATCAGCATAGATCAAAAAGCTAACCCCACGGTCAAGCTTTGCCGCCATCTTCCTTATCTCCGTGCTAAACGTCATCTGTTTCTCTATCTCTTTTTTAACCGCCATTAGAAGTTACCTGCCTTCCGCTTCAACTGAATCTCCGTCTTCAGTTCTCCAAGCTTCTTGCCCATGTCAACCAACGAATCCTTAAGCGCCGTAACCTGCTCGCTCAGACCAGTCACCTGCTCCTCTGTCGCAAGCTTCACCTTTGCCTTCTCTGTTGGTAGATCCAACCCCACATCAAGCTTCTTTTTCTGCACCATCATCCACCCTCCTTTCAGGTTTCACGAACTCCAAATCCATCTTCATCATCATCAGTTTAATGTTTTCCAGTATCAAATTCTGGTTCATGTTCATCACCATCTGGTTCTGTAACAGGACGGTTATCTTGTGATCCATCTTGTCTCTGCCCAGATCACTTAACGGCTTACCTTGTGCGTCTAACATACTTCTTCTCCTCCTCTACTTCTCTTTTCCTTTCTTCTCCACAACGCCAACAGAGAATGACATCTCCCGCTATATGGTATTCACCCTTGATTTTCCAAAGATGCTGAGATCGCTTAAAATGTGATGGCGCGTACATGCAATAGGTCATACTTCTCTCCTGTCAAAATAATGTTCCAACGTTAACTCATCCGGCTTCTCCATATCGCAGATAACAGAGTAAGGGCACAGCCTGTTCCACATCCAGCAACTGTCTGCATTTCTGCACCACGCCCCGGTACCTTTACTATAGTTTCTTTTATTCCGGATGTCTTTTATCAACGCTTCCATGTCATCATCAAAGTGTTTCATGTCTACCGTTGACCGATATTCATAGTGCCGCTTGAACGCTTTTCTTTCGTCCTCAGGACGCTTTGAATCTTCAGCATAGTCTGCCATGATACGCCGCCCAAAGTCGTCACACGTCTCCGTTTTACGTCTCCTGAGCAATGGTTTCTTTATCACATCGAACATCACGCCAGCCACGTCATACCCCAGCTTCCGAGCGCAGTACACATACACGCTTGCCTGGACAGACTTGGTGCAACGCCCCATAAACTGAGACATCGCTAAGCCAGTCGTCTTGACCTCGCGTACCCACCACACGCCACCAACTTTGATCAGCCCATCAATCCGGAACACCAACCTAACGTTACGCATCTTGCCAAACGTTACCTTGCCCTCCTTCTCAACGATGATCTCTTCAAACTCTTGAATATTTTTGTAAGGATAGTAAGCCCACATTCCCAACGCGGTAAACATGTTGATCCTGTGGTCTTCTTCTTCGACTGAATTCCGTTCTCCGGAATCTTCTTCGTATGATTTCTTGATCCAATTCAACACATCTGAATCTGTTGATCCAGTGTAAAACATTTCAAACGCTGTATGCACTGCACTACCCAACGTCAAAGCTGCTGATTTTTTCTTAGGAGTTAGCCCTTCAATATAATGCCAGTAGTATTTCATCCAGCATGATCGGGCTTGGCTAGTGGAGCTATGTGATACCTCCAACATGCCGCCTCCTTATCCGTTAACGTTTACCTCAAAACTCTTAAACAACTTCTCTACCTCCGTAGCAGATATACGTGGGCGATCCCCAACGAACATGACCTTAAGTCCACGGTCTAATACCCAGTCCTTCCAGTTATGGTAGACATAAGACTTGCTTGTCCCCATCAGTTTCGCTAACTCAATCAATGAATAAAGTTGCTGAGAGCCCATATACATACCTCCGGTTTGTCATTTAAAGTGATACGATGCTTTGCATGTTATCAGTTTAACTGATAATTGTCAACAACCTTTTTAATCTTAACAACGCTAAGCCATGGAAAGATAAGCCTTGCATTGAAATATCTGCTGTGATATACTGGTGTCACTTTAAATGATAACAGGAGAGATATGAAAATAGGACAGCTGTTAAGAACCAAACGAAAAGAAAAGAAGCTCACCATACAGGAGGTCGCAACTCAACTCAACGTCAGCTATGGCGCTGTGGCAGAATGGGAACGCGACATGATAGAACCACGGGCAGATGCCAGGGAAAAGCTATGTAACTTCTATGGCCTATCAGAAAAAGAACTCTTGGGTTTTACCGGGGGTAAAGTCCTTGACATCAGCACCCTGCCAAGGACTACAGTCTTTACTTTAGATTACGACAGTGATGAGATCACTATCAAAGGTCTGAAAGGTAAGTATCAGGTTAAGATTATTCCGCTTTAAACAATCGCTCCATACATTTTAATCCTATATTTACAGCAGAGATGGTCTCATTGATAGAAACGTTAAGATCGGATTTCAACTCATCAATCTCCCTAAGTTTCTCTGCTAAGACTTTGGCTGAAGCGTTTACACCAGTGTAAAAATTATTATAGTCTTTTATCTTAGGTTTTATAACACTATTATTTAACAGCTTCTCCGCTTCTTTCATATAATCTTTATTTTCCATCGGACTCCTTTTAAATGTTTTCTTTTCTTGTTCTTCTATTTGTTTTTCTTCTTCTGGTGTATGACTTCTCATATACTACTCCTCCTTTCCTTATCTGTTAAATACAATAGGTTTTCTTTTCTTTCTACGTTATACCGGGTTCTTAATACTTCTAAAACTTCATCGTCCATAAACCACACTTCAAGCTTAGCTTTCATTTCTTTTTTTTCCGTCACCATCACCTCAGTTAAGTCAAATGTTTCTATCCAAGTTTGTTCGCACTCCGTACAGACGACTTCTCTTGTAGCCTTATTATCTCTGTCAAGGATTGATCCCCCTTCTAAAATCCCTGAACAGAAAGGGCAGCTATTCGGATCTTTAAAATATTTTTTTTCTGTTTCTTTATCCATTTTTTTCATTGTAATTTTCTGCACCATTTTCGCACCGTCCTTTTTTTATTTTAATTCCGCCTCAACCCTTTAAGGTTCTTTCCACATGGAACTTCATGAAATCTTCCCACATATCTTTCTTCAGGACAAAGAGTACAGCTGATTTCCCAACAGAAATAATTTCTTCCATCACGAAGGACAAAGCTGCGTATCCTTTTAATACATCTTCTTCAGTCATAACTTTTAAATCTTCTTCTTCTTTCATAATACCTCCTAGATTAGTATGATACTGATCTGCCCGCCGCCTCAACAACCTTATCAGACAGGTGTGAATAAATCATTGTAGTTTCTATGTTTTTATGTCCCAACAATTTTGATATAACAGCAATAGGAGTACCTTCCATTGCCAGATGCGAGGCATAAGTATGTCTAAGTATATGCCACCGATCCCCTTTTCCCAATTTTATATTTACTTTTATTAAAGCTTTCTCCCAATTCTGTTTCAGCCAACGGTGTTCAAAATTTTTATACTTAAAAACTTTCCCACTTTTCTTTATGAAGGGAGATAAAATATCCTTTAAAACAGGATTGAAAGGAACATAATCATGCTGCCCGCTCTTCCCTCTAAGAACATAAAGTTCATTCCTTACAAAATCAAAATCTTCCCAGCATAACTTCAACAACTCTGAACTACGGATTCCAGTAAAGACAGCTATAGCAAACATATATTTCAAATCATTTTCTGGCATAGTAGACAGCAACCTTTGAACTTCTTCCTTCGATAAATAATTCAAACGCCCACCTTCTGGTTTCCTCTTTTTTATTTTTGCTAAAGGGTTCTTAGGTAACCATTCCTTGACCTCAGTACACCAGTTAAAAAAAGTTTTAATAGCTTTTATGTCATGCCAAAGAGTCCACTCACTGAGACCCTTTTCCCGTCTTAAATCTTCATAGCTTTCAAAATGTTTAGCCTTTATCTCAACAAGAAAAAAACAATTTGTAGTTTCAAAAAAGCGCTTCAATAAGTTAGCCTGGTTATTCCGATACCTATTAGTCCATTTTCTAACTTGATATTTATCATATTCTTTTAAAGATTCAGAAATAGATATCTTAGCAAAGCTAATAGCACCAGTCTTCTCTAATTTAATATACTCGCCCACCTTAATCAACGCTTCACTCTTCTTGTCAGTCCCCAAGCATATAGCCTTATTTCTTTTTTTATTAGTGCCAGGGACAGGTGTTCGTATAGTAGTGTAAAAAACTCTACCTGCCCAACCTTTACGTTCTTTTTTTTGATAAGGAACTGAAGCCATCATTACCTCCTTTTTATATCACTAGATTACTTTAAGATGCAGTAAGTGTCAAGACGTTTACTCCCATATTACTCCCAATTCTCATTAAAAAAATCTATAACCCCACGCTTATAAGGGGTGTAGGAAAAAGACTAACTGCTTAGGAAGCAGTCGCTCTATCCATCTGAGCTACGGGCGCTTCTCCTATTTTCTTAGCACTTCAAGATACTAACCACAGTTTCACAGAGATGTAGAGAATTGTTTATCTTGCTTCCTCTTGCTTGAGGTTGTTGTGCGTCTACTATTTTTACTCCCAAAATTACTCCCTTACTCCCAAATTACTCCCAAAATTACTCCCACAGCGACACTATACCACACAACTAATACCCATTGCAACCCCCTACCAAAATATAACCCTTGTATTTCTAACTTTAAACATTATAATAATATATAAACCAAAGGAGAGTATATGAAGAAAATTACATGCCTGTATGCGTTTCTTACTCAGAATGAAAACCTTGGAGAAGGTCTTCTTGCTTGTCAAATTGGAGAAGTATTTATGCCCCTCATTAACTCGGACATCACAAAAACTTTAGATCTCATACCTATAGCTGAAGACATTAAATCCTTTTCCGGTATCGACTACAAAATTATAAAGTTCTCAACAAGAGAAGACGTAACACAATCTTTACAACCAGGAGTTATGGATGCGCTTCAATATAGTTAATTTACCTATACTAACACTCGTTGACAAAATGAAACAACTCAAACCATGCAGTCTCTTCAATGTATCTTTGCAAGAAATTGGTTACACCCAACATCGCCATGCAATTATCAACATCAAAAAACTATCCCAACTATACCAAACCGATACCTATGTTAAGTCATCAATACTGTGTCTTGATGATCTTACCATATACAAAAAAAAGGAGAAGTAATGGAAAACAGCAGGAAAGCACTACCGTTTGAAACGAAAGAAAAGATCGTAAAGGATCAAATAGAATCAGGACTATCAATTGAGAAATACTGTGAAGGCCTGGGGATCCATTTCTCCACGTTCTATGCCTACAAGAAAGCTGTGCTAGGGGTACCAGACAAACCACGGCGGATTAAACAAACAATTTTTGATTTCAACATAGTACAAAAACCTAATGAATTAAATGATCGGTCAAGAGGAAAGTGGGATGATCTCATTGACTGTCTTCTCAGCCTTAAGCCCACAAAAAAGATCACCAATCCCTGTATCAAAATGACGCTTGAACAACTTGAGTGTACCCCTCCAACGAGCCTGATGAATCGTAAGACCTCAATCAGGCAAGCAGCAACGCGGCTCTATCCCGGAATTAAGATCGGAATACTAGCAGGAGAAAAAGATGATGTGTATTTATTTATAGTTACTCGACCAAAAAAGGAGATCGCAAATGAAACAGCACAAAGATAAAATCATACCAGTAAAGTTAACCAAGAAATTTATCCGTGAAAAGTTTAGGTTCCTTGATGAGAACCGTCACGTAGCAGAAGGCTCATCTGTCATGAAGTCGTTGAGTAAAGTTACATATATCCCCGATCCTATAGTAGTTAGTTTAAGGAAGGATGGATTCTACTGGGTGTTGGACGGACAGCACCGCCTCACTTCTGTCATCATGACAGAACGTGAAGTGGCAGGAAAACTACAGATATTCAGCGAGCTGACCAAGCCAGAAGAACTGGAAGTAATACAAGTCTTTAACACCGCACGGAAGTTTGACTCACATGATAAGCTCAAGCTGTATCGGGAAGACCTAGTGTTCACAAAAAAAATCATGGATGTCGAACAGCTCACTATCAGCCATGGTAAATCACACAGCAAAGGAGAGTTCTCGTTGGGTGGCATATGCATGGCATTGTCCAGGGCAAAACATCAGACAATACAAGGTTGGGATTTGATCGAGCATGTAAAGCTATGGGGCAAAGAAGATATCCTGTTAACCAGCACTATCCTGACCGACATGTTGGTACAGTTCGGAGAACCCCAGTCGATTAAGTGGGCTTATTCCTCGACCTTTTTCTGTACGGCCTTCATCATATACTGGACGAACAAAGATAATTTCCCGATGAGTGAAATAGGCAAACGCATGGGCAGGATACAACACTCCACGAAACTACCGGAGATCGTTGAGATGAGTAAGTTCTCTGGTTCTAATGGGATAATTTACCTTAAGAAGATGTTGAAGAGCGTACTGAACCTGAGTTCAGATAGCAAGAAGTTGGTATTATAATGGGATATGTAATCATTATATTGTTGATTTTAATTTATTTCAAAAAGGAATCAACTGAAATGATCTTAGAAGAAATACGTGACTTGCTGTATAAACGTACTAAGTAAAGTTGGGATGATGGCGCGCTTTTAGTGCGCCATCATTTTTTCAAGACCGTCAAAACTAGCTTGAGTTTTGAAATATGCGGCTCGCCCCTAATCATTCTCAAAGAAAATCTTCCTAAACCGTTTGTTCATCATCTCATATTTCTTCTTTGAGATCTGCCCGGCAAGGAACTGATCCGTCAGATGGAAATGTTTCTCTGCTGCCTCCAACGCTTTCTTCGCCTTGGTAATCAGCAGCAGCTCAAACCGTTCCCTTCGTTGGGTAGAATCGCTCAGCGTAGTCATGAAGCCAAAGACCTCACCTACTGCTCTAAAGATTCCCCCGATCATTTGATCTCTGCCTTAGCAACAACACGACCATACGCACCGACCACAGTACCCAACACTGTCAGGATCTGAAGCCCGACTGCTAACGCAGGACTGCCTACAATGCTTGTACCAAAATGCTGATCCATGAGGATTCCCACCTGGCTAATCAACGCCACGACAAAACCCCACAACGATTTACTTTTCCAAAAAGGTTTCTTATCCATAATATCTCCTTGTTTTTCCGTCCCATTGTTTCTTCACGTCTATCTTCCAGTCCCGCAAAATCTCCGACTCTTTATACACCACCTCATTATCAAGTGATGTTATTGCTAAGTGTGCATACAGCTCATCCAACGCAACTGTAAGCTGTTTCATAGCATATGATATCTTCTTCAGGTCATGTAATAGATTATCCATCTACCCTCCTAAGCCGAAAAGACCTTCCTGTATATCCGTCCTGTGTTTCCTTTCGTATAAGCTTGCACCCATACCAAATTCTTCACGCATCATTTTATCCATCATAGCTGAATCCCCTATCTCCCGGTCAAAATACATATCCCATGCCTCTTCCATATTGGACGCATACAAAACCTTCTGTGTCTTAAGGCGCTTATAGTTTGCTTGCTCAACATACTTCCGCATCTCCTGTTGATAGCTTACCGGGTATCCCGGTTCATCATAAAAGGAACCACGTTTAAGCGGCATCCCCAGAACCTGACTGGCAAACAAACCTGCGGGCTTCTTAATATCTGTCCGAGCAAACGTTGGCTGTGCTGCCCATAATCCAAACGCCGCATAATCTCTGACCCTGTTCTGAATAGAAACATACTGAGAATTACTGGTAATAGGCCGCCCCGCATAATTAGCGTTGGCTGCCAGAGCAATAGTTGTACTGAGTCCATAGTTCGCCTTACCCTTTGCCCACCTTGCAATACCACGCCCACCCAACGTTTCCTTCAAACCCGGCAGGGAACTGAAGATATCCCACATCTGATCTGCTTCACGAAAGAGCAACGGTGCCATATAAATAGACTTCCCTTCCGGATCGTTCCATGGCATCTCAATGTTCAATCTACTCCCCGGTTCATTCTGAAACGCAAACTTCCCGCGTTTCTCTGGATCCTCATTTCTAAAACTTAACCCATACTGGATTGCATTAATAAAAAAAATCTTCATCATTAAAACTTTAGCCAAATGCAACCTATATATAGGAACCAGTGCATCAAAATCGGCGCGCGAAACCTCGCCATGCAACAAAGAGTTAAGATACTTTCGCGTTCCGGTAGTTGCATAATCCTGCTTTCCTCCCAGCTTGGAACCCAACGCACCCGTACCCATCCGGAGAAACGACATAGTAAAATCCCTGGCGAATAATAACCCCTGTAAGAACTTGCCCTCAGCACCATAGATATTTGAATCCAACATCCCTGTTGTGTCATTACAAATCTTAGTCGCAAGATCAGCAGCCTTCTCCTTGCTGTGACCCAACTTCATGAACCTCTTGTGCATATGCCCGAAGTATTCATACATCATCTTACCCACATATGTATTGAAGGTATAAGAATTTATGCCACCCTTATCCCCTATCAATTCGTACATCGTTTCTAGTTTACTCATAGCCGCAGGATGCTTAGTATTGGTCTGGGTTTTATCAAAGATCCTGTCCATCTCAAACGCTACATCAAAGCCTCTAAGCCCACGTTCCAATCCCAGCTTTAAAACCTCCATGTTATATTCCTGTCCCTTGAGATGACTCAACGCACCTGAAGCATCCAGATCTCCACGGAACCTTGCCTTCGCCTGTTGCGGCCCCTTCCTGAATATATCAAAAGCAGCAATAGGTTTTATCCCATGCTTCAACGCCTTCACCGGGCCAATCCAAACCATCGGAGTAGACGCTATCTGCAACGCAAATAGATTCGGGGAAAACATAACATGTCGTTTAATTAACCCATTAAGTTTCAACCAAACCTTAGCATACCCTTCAGCAGTTCTAACTTCTGTTATCTGGGAAATGATCTGCTCTATACTTTTATGAACCCACGGTACGGAAAACCCACCCTTTGTTTTCCTAGCCAGTCCACTCGCTGCTGGCATCTTTGTATAACCAGCTTCCGTCAATAACCCTTGTGCCTTCTCCTGATTCTTCCCCCAGTTCTTAGCGTACTCAACCAGAAACTTGCCGGGACGTTCAGGGTTTCCAATCTCCTTCAAGATATTTAATGTCCGTTGATTCTGTACCTTGTCCAAACTATCTGCAACGTAGTCAGATACATTTAAAGTGAAATCTTCTGAAACAATTAGCCGGGCTCCACGTGTGTCTGTCTTCCCAGCTTCCACTAGGAACTCAGAATAAGTATCATATTTCTGTGCTTGAAATTTCTCATCTGTTAAATCTGATTTTACCCCAGCCCCACGTTGGAATTCTTCCTTGTCCCAAACCCTGTGACCAAACCCACGCTTTACATTCTCATACAAGTTAGAGTTATCAAACACTCCAGCTTCTAACATTGACTTAAGCAACTGTTTCTCAACGTCTGCTTTAGCCCATAGTACAGTGTTCTTAGCATGTGGGGGTAACAGATTAAAAAACAAACCTTCAGGCTTCTTAGCTACTAATGCTGCTAACTCCTCTTTAGATAATGAATCAAGATTTAATGCTGTCCTTAAATTAATATAATCTTTGGTTACTATATCCAGTTGTTTTGGAGTCGTCCATGCCCCGCCTGCACCTCTATCAGTATAAAAGTATTTAGTGATAGGCTCCCCGTCATTATGCCCAACCTCCTCTATTGCCCGCGTCATGATAGCAGAATAAACTTTGAACCGTTCCAATCGTTCCGGTGTGCGGATAGATCCTTCATCCGGAAGTTTCGGGAAATCTTTAAGCACCTGTTCTTGCACAGCATGAGCAAGCGTATCTTGAACTGATATACCCAGCTTCCTGTTATGTGCACGTACTCTCTTTAACGCCATCATAGCGTTAACCGTTTTTTCTTTTATCTCAGAACTGGTTTGTAATTCCGGCGCACGCATTTTAAAAATGCCATCCAACCCCTGCTTATTGACAAAGGCTGCAAACTGGTCTTCGTTATAACCAAAAAACTTTGAGCCCTTAAGCAGCAAGCTTAAGAAAGAACCGTACTCTTTGCCCTTTTCATTCATCGCACCTGGAGAAACATAATCCTCTCCCTTCTGAAGCTTATCAAGCTTCCCTGCCAAAGCTCTCTTCTCCTCCGCTTTCTTCCGAGCATCTGCCTCTGGCTTACTCAGCTTAGCTGGTTTAGGTGCTATAGACTTTGCCCAATCACCACCGACTACTTCAGTGGCAGACTCCTTGTTTGCCAACTCATAAAACTTCATCTGCTCCCCAGTGCTTAGCAGCTTCTCATAAACCCAACGCAAGTCAGACATACTCATATCGCTCAGCTTCTTTTCGTGCACCCCACTCTCATCCTCTATCCGAAAGAGAGTATACCCACGTTTCAGAAGAAACTCCTTAGCTTTCTTTTCAAGCGAGCCAAAAGTAGAATAAGTTTTCTTCGGAGCAAGTGGATGTTTATCAAGCGTGCCTTCAAGGCGTGCCTCATCCTGCCTCTCCGTCTCACGATACAACAAGTCCTGAAAGCGCCTGACCTTATCTGCCCGCTCACGCACCTCAACGATATCCTTCCAAAGGTTTGTCCTGTCTCTGAGTATAGTTTCCTTAGTAACATCAAGCGCCTTTTCAGCCAGCACTTCCATAACATAATCTTTTATCCGGCTTTCCAAAAACTTAGAAGTCTTGATCTGACTACCTACTTCACGAAACAACGCTTTCTCTATATCAAGAACAGTAAACTTATTATACTGTTCCAAGTCCGCTTTCGTAACCACACTCTTATGGACTTCCATGTCTAAGATATCAACCTTATCATTCTCCATATGACGCACAGCTTCTGTTATAGACATGGCTTCCTTCTTCGGGCCATACCATACAACAGCATCCTTACTATCAGGGGCACCGCGTAACCAATATATTTTATTATCCTGTTCTTTTAAAAAATTTAATATCCCCTCTGGATCGTTGTTCGCCGCCAGCTTATAAATCCTATCCTGTATCTCCCGTGGAAATTTCTTGATCTTAGCAGGAGTCAATATTTCTCTTTCATCCCCCTCCTTCTCACCCAACGATAGCTTCATGTTCTCCAACTTGATGCTACCTTCAGCAATCTCTGTGTCAGTTGCTATCTCCAGAGGATACCGTTTAGTCTCTCCCTTAATATTCTTAGAGCTACCCTCACCTTCCTGTAAGCGTTGTGTCTTTGAAGGTGTGGTCTTCGTCATGGTTATTTTATCAGTATAAGTATGATGGATCTTCTTCTGTGCCGCTACCCATTCCTCGGAGGTCTTCCCTTTAACAGTAGGATTCCCCAACTTTTGATGATCTTTATACAACTGTCCAAAATGACGATCCAAATTATGTTCAGGAAACCCAGCAGTTGACAAAGACATCAACGCATCCATCACTATCTGAGGCGTAGCTTGCGCCCAGAAGTTAGCATCAATCTTTTTATCGTTGGCTTCATAGATTTCTTTATAAGCCGTTGCCGTTGTAATGCCTGTGTTAATAATAAAGTCAACTACCCTTGGCGCAATTTTCCCAACAGCTCCAGGCAAATTAGCTACTCCGGTATACGCACTCAAGACTGGTGTCGCCGCATACATCGCTCGCATGACAGCATGTTTACCTCTCTCCCTACCTGTTCCCAACGTAGTCAACGCACCATGAGCTCCCAACAAAGCAGCATGTCGTAAAGACTGCGCAGCCCAAGCAGCATTTCTCGCTGATGAGGTTACTTGCTGTCCTGCTTTTAATTTCTGGGCTATAGTCGCGGCTGCCTTAGTTTGCTTTGACCACTTGCCCAGGTCACTTCCACCCTTTAATGGTATCTTCTTAACCAGAGCGAGCTGTAATAAAAACGCACCGAAGTCAACGGTACTTTCTAATATATTATTCCCGATCCCTGCACCATAGCTCCTATCAAACGCAGCCACTTCCCGGTATGCCCGCGTTGCCATCTCCGGCTTAGACCAGAACCCAATGTTAGATTCTGGGTTCGTTGGATCCAACATCTTAGTGATCTCATTTAATCGTGCGTCATCCTTTGTGAAATACTTAGCAACTTCAAACGGCAACTGCGCCAACCCAAACACACTTCGTTCTGTCGGCCCCATCACCCCACGCCGTAACCAATACGAAGCTTTGTTGGTAATCACTTCTTCAGGATTGATTTCGTTAGGTTGCTGTGAGATGCCAGCCCTGTCCCCAAATTGCGTAGGCACATCAACAATAGCATCAGCTAAGCCATACCCACCAGACGACTGTTGCAGTTCCTCCGGAGAATCTCCCTGAGACACAGGTCTTATATACTCTGTAGTACGTATCGCATCAGCTAAGCCATACCCACTTTGAGCTGGAGTATCTGGAATTGGTTTCGGGTTAGAAACATCTGACAGGACATCAGCTAAGCCATAACTTTCAACAGGCGGCTCTTTAATTTTTTCAGCCATTATTTAGTATCCTTAAATGAGTTAGTAAATTCTTTACCAAATTCTACAAGAGAAGAACCCATCAGGTTCTCCCACTGTGACTTCATTGTTTCTGGGTTAAGCGCCTGAAATAATCCCATTGGCCCTGATCTCTGAAAAGTATTTTGCATACCTTTTGCGGCCCTTCCTACCTTCTTCGCTCCACTTGAATCAGGAATCTTAGCTTCTTCAGCCGGAGCCCCAGTCGGTAGCCCATACTTTTGTAGTATTGTTTGGATAAGAGATTCAGTAATACCCTTACGCCCAGCAAGTTCAGCCCGCACAACAGCAGCGGCTGCCTCTGGGTTCGGATGATCTTTTTTTATCTGAGCCATCATAACGTTTAACTTATCATAATCAGTCCTTCTTAAAGTATCCTGTTCTGGATCTGTTAATATAGAAGGGTTCATTGCATTTCTCAATTTCATAAGTTCATCATAAGCTTGCATTACTTTCTGCGCTTTATATTTCGCGGCTAAATTAGTAGGGGTACCTTTACTTCCATTATCCTTATCCATCTTTTGAAGATGCATAAACTGTAAATCCTTCTCAACATCTCCAGCGAATTTCACAGCTTGAGTAAATACTGTCGTATCAGAAATACGGTCCTTACCTTCTATTGCTTCTATCTGCGCCTTAAGTTTTTCTACTTCATAATATTCTTTTGTTCCTGTTGTAGCTGCTGCCGTAGAAGGATCCTTATAATTAAAATCCATCCCGGCATAGGAGGTATCACCATCTCCTGTCGTTGGTTGTAGATAATCCTTATTTATCAAGTTAGGATAAGCCGCAATCTTTTCTTGGCTAGTTCTCTTTTTCTCAGACTCTGCCCTGTCAGCCTTGCCCTGCATACCCGAAGCTAAAACTGTAGCAAACGTCTCGAAAGGAGAAGGACGAGTATCATACTGAATCTCGTTACCTGGTAATTGTTGTACTGTTGCTGGTAATGTTGCCATTGTTTTCCTCCTTATTAATATGAACCTGTAGCGCCCCTGCCCCATAACCCAGTAGCGCCGCTTGAGGTATTACGTGGTACAGTGCCAAACCCATCAATGTCATTTGACCATGAACCTGTAGCTCCTCCACTTGAGCCTCCAGTTGAGCCTCTAGCGGAAGTCGGTGTTGATACTATATCGTTACCTTGTTGTTGATACCAATCAAAACTGCCCGGAGAATCATACCCCTGATAATAATAATCAGGTGCGTTATAATTCCCTTCATAACCCGGAGTAGTCTGAGCGTTAGTGTCGGGAGTCTCCCGATCCGCCCAGCTCTTCGCCATTGAAGCCATTGCTTTCCCCATGTAATCCTCCTTCTGCGGAACTTGATAAGCGGCACCTGGTTGCACAGACATGCCAGGCCCCATAGGCATACGCATCGCCAAGTCAGGGAACCGTTGTGCATCCGTCTGCATAATATCAACGCCTAGCTTTGTAAGATACTCATCAATAGCAGTCTCCTTATCAGCGTAATCAGCCAACGCTTTGTTCTCTCGCGATATCACGCCCTTCGGTCCGGTACCCAACGCTGCTCCCGTAGCCCGGATCTGACTCATGACCGAATTCCCACGCAAACCCTGACCACCAAAATAAGTATCCCTTAACTGCCGTGACTGATTCTCCCTGAGCTGTGGCAACGCCTTTCCATAGTATGACGGATACTCACCACGACCCATACGCTCGATATTATCAGAAATAAAATCAGAAGTTAACCTCATCCTTGGTTCAGTAAAAGAATACTGAGGAGGAGAAATTACAGACGGACCGAACTGCCCAGAGGCACCACCGCCACCTGAGGTCCCGCCGCCTTCCTGCTGACTCATCATATAACTAGACCCTGCTCCTATTGCGGCTGATCCTATTGATCCCCATGACATAGTGTTCCTCCTTCTTCTTTATCTCCATCCGTTATAACACTCTCAAAATCAGGTGCTATAATCTGGTTTTCTATTTCCTTCAAATCTTTACTGTCCGTCACATGAACCGTAGCCCACACCGTTTCTTCATGCATATATAATATCCGTTTTGTCCCCGGCTGTGTCACACCCCAATGAGGAGCCTTAATCCGCACAACACCCTCATCTGTCAACACTGAGCAATCACCCTTCATAACAAAGTACGGATGTTCAATCTTATGGATCTTAGAAGTAAACACCCAGCCCTTAGGCATGGTGATCTCCCTGATGTACGCACCATCAACAAACGTGTGCTTAAGCGGTGCACAATCGTCACCAAACTTAGCCCCCGGAGTCTGAGCCAACCCCTTCTCAAACTCCATGATCTTGTCCCGCATTATCGCAGCATCTATTTTTTCCGTTACTTCCATCATGTTAAACTTATGTATCCCAGGTTATCTTTTCCAGTTTTGAAATAAATACGCTTAGTCCCTGCGCCATCATCATGTATCACCATCTTGCCAGTAGGTGTCGTAGCCGCTACGGGCACCACAGAAGAATAGATTATCCCCACCGCTTCTGCATGGATGCCATCCATTATCTTATGCAACATTGGCAAGCTCTCATCACTCATGTCTGTTAGTCTATCTACCTGTTCTATACCCATCTCAGCTCCTTATGATAACGGTATCCAACGAATCCAATTACTATCAAACTCAGATTCAATTAACCAATAATCACCCTTCTTAACTGGCATTGTAATCCCATGATGGGTACCAGCGCTTGTCCCACTACTCCCAGCGAGAACAGCTGTCGTTGGTGTAGCGTTGCTGTCAGTGTAACCAGTGACAACCTTTGACGCACCACCATTACATCGAACTACAACGAACCCATCTGAATCAGCTTGATACGCAGTATCTCCTACAAACCCAGTAGTAACCCAATCACCCAACGATGATTGAATAGTAGCAGTATCTTCTTGTACCAACGAATCAGAATTAATATTATTACTTGCGTCAGTCGTGAACGATGCTACCTTCCGTGCATATGTTATCCCTGCTGGGAAATCAGTACTCAAAGTTATAATCGCACTGAACACCGTGTCGCTTGTGTCAGCCGTAATGTATACATAATACGTCTGGTCATTACTCAACGCACCTGTATCAAGCGTACTACACGTCTGAGAAGCTGTCATCTTACGCATCCGTAATATAGTGTTCGGATTATTCCGGCACACGATCTCACCCACACTAACAGTAACAGAAGAAGCTGAAGCATAAGTAACCGTACATAATCTCCTGTACCCATAGTTCAAAATATTCAATGGATCCTGTATATAGGTTGTAACGTTATCATCTATACTTGATGCACTATCAGTACCTTGCAGCGCGTCCGTCCCATCACCCTTCATCCAATCGTCTATCGCAGCCATCTCTCCTCCTTAAAGTATCATTGGTTCAGGGGTGAATATCCCCTTCAACTCTTTGATCCTACAGTTCAATAAATCATTTTTATATATACGAACCCGGAGGTTCTTACCATACGCAGTGTCCTGGAAAAAACTATCCCAACGCTCTGGGAAAGTTGCGAAGTCTATAGTGAACGATCCTGCAGCATTTTCTGTAAACCACTCCAGCGTAAACGTCCCATCAGAAGTTTCCCCTTCATGAACAGTCCCAATCTTTTTATGAATCTTGTCAACGAATGGCAGTACAAAATTCCTATCCCCAGTATCGTAATCCATCTCCACGGTCTCTTCTGCAATACCGCCACCTATCCTGTATGAATACTTAATGATGTATCCATCAGTATGGAATATCCTAGGTGATCCTGTAGCTGTACTGGCTGCGGTCATCTCAAGCTTAAGCTGTATCCATTTATTGGCTGTTGAAGTAATGTCAGACCCAGAATAAATCAACGGGCCATCCCATTCAGCAGCCTCACACGTAGCCTGCGTAGCACCAGTGCGAGTCCAGAAGCTAACAGTATCAGCGTTAGCAGCCTTATTAATATTCCAATATATTTTCTTCAGTGTTCCAGCCCTGATATTCTGAGGAGCAAACACTACCGCTCCGTCAGTATCATTCATATCAATCGTGCCCACCTGGTTGTTTATCGTATCGTTCATCTCATCTATCTGCTCGTCCCTACCAACCGCAACCCATCCGCTGTCCTCTGTCCCTCCGGTAACGATGTCGGAAGAATAAAACTCATCATCAGCCGCATGAATCAAAATCACTTCATCAAACGTTGGGTCTTCATTGTTGTTATCAACTAAGCATTTAATAGTTAACTCTGAAGCTGCAGCATCTACAGCATGAGAAGTTGATAACCATTCCCAAGCGCCCCCGCCTGTATGATAACTTGTCTCGGTTGTGCCCACACCATCATCGACTTGAAGCCTGGCAGTATCAGCAGATCCGGTAAGTAACACCCACGCACCAAAATAAACTGTCTCCCCCTGCAAAGCTGTATGAGTCCCTATCGCACCAACGACACCCAGGCTATGACTCAACGTAACGTTGGTCCCCGCACGCGTAATTGTTGCACCATAAGTAAAACCAACGTAGTTCGTGCTATCTCTTGCAATAGTCCCGGAAGCACCAGCCAACGTCCACCCATCCGGAGCAAGTGCCGCACCATTCGTCCAATGCTCCATATGAGAATTGGATATCAAGTTACGTTCTAAGTTCGCATCTATCTGTGATTTCTTATTCCACTTAGCCCACAACAATTTGTCCTCAGCTCGATACACAAATCCACTACGGCTATCACCATAATAAATATCCGCTGACTCATCCTGTCCGGTAAGCGAACAAAAACAATTAACACCCATGCTCGCCACAGCAGTATCACCAGCGTTATTCTTATTCCGGGTGAAGGTATCTAATCCAAGTTTCTTTCTCAAGAAATTAAACCGCCCAACCCGGTTGTGAAAATTACTTACCTCATCATTATTCGTATATGCCCAATACAAAATATTCTTCACAGAATGAGCAACGACATCATTGTATGTAGCAGGCAAGATCTCATTAGTATCAAAATCATCTATAATTGGCGTTAGCCGCGCGTTGTCCCAACGGTACCAATGATCCCACCCCAGGAAGATAATCCCGTACTGAGTCATCGTTATTGACCACTGGGCAGGACTTCCAGTAAAAACTATCGGATCCTCTGCGTACCAACTCGAAGGCAAAGCAGCAGTTAAGCTGGCAGAATTACCACCATACGAAACTCCTATGTGTACCTTACGTATTGTATTCTGTTTTATGACTGACATCGTACCCATGAAGATAGGGATACCCCTGATCTCATCACCGTCATCCGGCGCGATCTCCATGTAGTCTGTATCAGTTGTCTGCCACCATACCCCTGGCAGATAAGGCTTGGTATACCAAATTCTATTCGGGTACGTTGAGTTACCTGAAAGAAAAATCCTCTCACGGTAAACCTGCAAGATGTTGCCTAATGGAACATCGTCAGTCACAGCAGGCATCGCAGCCCCCAAAGTTACATCAGCTATATCATCAGTATATGTAGTGTCTGAATTGTTCCCAATGATAGCTAACAAACTAAGCGTTGACCCGCCACCTTCAACCCGGTATATCACCCGTGAAAGAATATTTGAAGGACCCAACGGTATCTCAGACAACGTTACCTTCCTGTTTGCCGCATCAGTTGTCACCGGATTACTTACAGCACCATTAACATAATCCGTTCCAGATCCATCCGCAGCTGTATTAAAAACAACAGCGTAATAATATATAGCTGCAGCATCAAGGTTACTACCACCTGAAGCAAGCACAGCCTTACACGACCCCAGCTCCCAGCAAACATTGTCACTAGCATTATCATAAGCAAGCATATTGTCGCTACCATTACTCATGAACAGCAAGTCGTTATACATTGAAAACGCCATCCGCTTATTAGCTGTAAGCGTATAACCCTGAGGCAAAGTCAACGCAGTAAAAGTACCTGCGGTATCACTCCCCACATAGACACTCTGGTTATGCACAGCTATGATCTTGTTTGTCCCACCTGTAGTATTAAATCTATACAAACCAGTAACAGGATTCGTCCCACCCATAGTAAGCGGATTGAAATAAGTAATCGGCTCACGCTTCTCAACGGATCCCGGCTGTGATTCAAACCTACAGTTCTTAGCCAGCTCAACAACCTTCCCTTCACGTTCCAGATCTTCAGGCTTTGGTGCCATACCTGGCATCGGTTTTATCTGCCACTGCTTAATAGGTTCTGTAGTTAACGGCATTATATATTCCTATAGTTTTTCATTACGATACCCTCATCATCTTCCTGCTTCTCTGTGTCACGATCAACAAGATATTCCTTGATCTTAAAATAGTATTTCTTAAAAGCATCGTTGGCTTTGTCACCCCAGCCCCGCGTCTCATAACCCAACGCTACAACATAATCCACCATCGCAAGCTGTAGCATATGGGAAACACCTGCGGGTTCATCATCATCAGACGTTATGTCTGTATAACCATCTGCATAATAAACCTGAAGATAGTTCGTGCCTGCGTTGGTACTGTTCGGCTTCGGGAAAACACCCAACACATCCTCTTCTTTATCCCAATAGTATTCATTCGGCACACCGTTGTCTGCACTCTTCCAACCTGGCTGTTCCCGTTTCAATCTATCCCTGTTTGTCTGGTCCAGTCGTCTCCAGGTCGTAGCATCCTGGTACATATAAACCTCAGTGACAGCAAGGTAGTTTGAAAAGTTGGAAGAGATCGTATACTCCGCGGTATCCGCTACAGTTGTGATATAACCATTAGCTTTAATGCACTTCGCCTTTTCTACGACATCATGACCAGCATCATTTATGTAATCATTCAGCTCATCATCTGTCCAAAAAGCTGCAACGTTTTCACCAAGCCTTTTACGTGCAAGGTTCCTTAACCTTCTTCTATTCATGACTTCCCCCTATCTTGATATAATAAACATCCACACAATGGGCATCCGGATTGTACCTCAGAAAGCATAACTGAAGTAGCCTTGTCAAATAACGCTGTGAAAGCTTCCGTAGCCTTCACCTGTATCACCTGTAGTACATGGTTCACACTGGTAGCATCATCCGGAATCGTAGCGGTGACTTCTAGTGGATGCCAGTTACCGTCACCCGGATGGAAGTTGGAGTACGTCTGTTCTCCACCTGCTGAAATATATAGCCGAGTGCAGTTCTTATACTTTGTCTTAGCCTGGCATTTAAAAGTTATGTCCCTACCGTTGTAGGTTGTAACAGTAAGCTGATTTCCCAACACCCCATTGTTGTAAGGTGCCGTCCACGCTGTTAGCTGAGCGCTATACTCGCTGGTATTACCCACGTCATAATAATAATCTGATGACCGGGCAACATTACCAAGAGCTGCTCTCCAATCATCAGGTGCTTTAGCTACACCGTCAGACCAATCATCGAAATGTCCATTTGATAAAAGATTCGTGGAAGAAGAAATACCATCTCCACTTCTGGCCCCTCTTCTTGCATGAAGATCTCTATCTGTATTACAGATAAATCTACAGTTCCAACACCGGACATATTTGTCATCACCATAAGATGTTATCTCTGCATTTCTTCCAAACTTAACAGTCTTTGATCTTAGTCTTCTGCCCATAGTTAATCCTTAATTTTTGTCTGTATGTTCGTACCAACTGGCTTTGAAATTTACATAATTCGAAGCTGACCCTGAAAGAAAAGTTCTAGCGTAAGTAGTCCCTTGCTTAAGGATAATCTCATTATCCCTGGAGTGTTGTCCTCCGGCTTTTGAACCCCAACTACCCTGCGCAATAATGGTTCCTCCGATAGGTGCCGTCACCCCAGATGTTATTGTAAGTACACTCGCATGGTCTGAGTTTCGGTTATTATTAAGTATCGTTACCGGGGATCCATCCGCCAGCCCTCCTGTAGGAGCTTCAACTAATGTTGTAATTAAGATTCCATTGCTGGCTATATCCCATGTGAAATGAGCCCATTCAGCATTATCTGGAGTTACCAACTTGATATATAAACTCCCTCCATTACCCAAAAGAGCGTACCCTTCTAAATAAAAATGACTCCCGCTATGAACTTCGTGATGTGCGTAATCAATAGTAATAGTTGCTTCGGTGCTTGCGTCCTGTGCAAAATAATCGTAGGGACCGTACGGTTTAGCTATAGTAGTCCAATCACCACTTTGTACCGATTGCGTAGTCCATGTCCCAGATTGAGCTACACTATGTCCGTCAGCTAATTGCTTAGCAGAAGTAGCCGCCCCGGTAGGCAATGAAATAGTCCCGGTGATGTCGTCAATATCCCACGTACCACTCTGTACCGCCCTGACCCGATCCTTCCGGACTAACGCCTCAGCCTGCCCACAAAGCATAAGACAAACCAAAACAGTTAATATTCTTTTTACCATGCCCATATCCTCACCTTGTCTCCGCCTGCTGTGGCTTTTATATAAACTCTTGTTTGCCCTTTCATATGAAGCTCTTGAGTTTCACCTGATTTAATATCTGCCTCAAGGGTTGCACCATCATAAGAAATCTGGATATCATCCGTATCACTATCGTTGGAAATAGATAATGTGTTTGCCTGTGCCCCAAAAGTTTTTTCCACAAATAGATTAGTTGTCGTGTACTCCATATAATATTTAGCTGGGCCACCCGTAAGTCTAACCTTATTATTATGAAACTGTGTCACGCTCTGCTCCCACATTTAGGACAAACATAATTAGGTTTAATAACCTCAACTATACGATCTTTAAAAACTGGCCTATCAACGATGACATCCTTAAAAATAATTCTAGGCATTATGATTTCTTTTTGTATTTCCTTGATCACTTCTTTAGGAACGATTGTTACCTTATCAACCAGCACTTCATTCTCCTTGAAGACTGGAACGATAACTTCCTTAGTCTTATAGACAGGAACATCAACAGAGATATCTTTGTAGACAGGCACATCAACCTTTACTTCTTTAGTCTTGAGTGTATACGTATCAATGTTCTTGTTCTTAAAGACAGGGGTATCAACAATATATTCCTTCACTTTAATAACAGGTTTCTCAAATATCTTGTCAACATAAACAGGTCTATCTATTTCTACAGTTTTAAATTTAGGAACCTCAACAACTCTTTCAATAACCTTTTCCGTAATCTTTGTTTTTAACCCGCCCTTAAATCCCATGATTCCTCCTGTTATCCAATAATATTCATGAACACTCTGGCAAGACCACCGCCCACAGCTACTATAGCAATCCAGAACACAGCCCATTTAATCTTTCCTACCCAGAACTTACTGTCCTCAATCGCTGGACGGAAATCATTTAACCTATCCCATATCTTTGTTACTGTCCCACTCAAACCGTTATCTATCCTGTCCTTAATATGATCTACTGTTGTCTCTATCTTTGTTAACTTAATCTCCATCGTGTGTATCTGTCTTTGATGATCATCGCATCGTGGGTTTTCCATTATCCTCCTATTAATCCTACACATGGCCCGCCCCCGCCTGATTCTTCACGCTGGACTGCGCCTATATCCATATATCCAGTACTTAACCCCCCCGGAAATGTCCCCGGAATACCCGCTGCTTTAAGATTTTCTCCTATGCTGAAATCTCCGCCAG